GAGAGATAGTTGAAGATTGGCTTGATGAGCCTTACATGGAAAAGTCAATTGTAATGATGCAGCTTGAAACAATGCTTGATGATATTGAGGAGGAATAAGATGAGCAGTCAATTAACAACAATAAAAGAAAGCTTAAGTAAAAGCCTTGCGGGGGTTGAACTTATACTTCCAGAAAGCGTAAAAATGGAATCATTTGTTAGGTGTGCTGCAACTGCAATTGCCACTAATCCAGATTTGCAAAGCGCTGATCCTGATTCAATCGTTATGTCTCTTACTAAATGCGCTAGTGATGGGCTTATACCTGACAATAAAGAAGCTGCTCTTGTTTCATTTAATACAAAAGTTAAGCAAAACGGCAAAGATGTTTGGATTAAAAAAGCTCAGTATTTACCTATGATTGACGGCGTTATTAAACGCGCCAGAATGTCTGGGCAGATTGCCACTATGTCATCCAAAGCGGTGTTTGATGGCGATCAATTTGATTACTGGATGGATGAGAACGGCGAGCATATTAATTATCGACCATCTCACCAAGGCGGAACAATGAGGCTAGCTTTTGCCTTTGCCAAGCTAACAAACGGCGAGTTGATTGTCGAAGTCATGAGTAAGGCTGATGTGGACAAGGTAAGAGCATCAAGCAAAACGGGTACTTATGGCCCTTGGGCTGATTGGTATGATCGCATGGCATGCAAGACAGCTTTCCATAGGCTAGCTAAACGGTTACCTAATGCATCTGAAATTGTCGCTATGTGTGAACAGGGAATGAATATGGGATTTGACCCTTCAACAGAAAAAGACATAACTCCAATAGTTATAAATCCAATTGAAAAGCTAAAGTCTCATTTAGAAGGGAAAGACCCAGAAAAATATTTAAAATGGTTAAAGGTTGAGTCTTTAGATCAAGTTAGTGAAGATCAGGCATCTGCCGCCGTTCTTAAACTGGAGAAGGCACAATGAGAGATTTTAAAAAAGAGAGCCTTATTCATTCTGAAACCCTTGGATTTGATTTGTCTGCTTTAGAACAGGGGACTGACAACTGGCACAAGGCGCGTGCTGGTGTTATTACAGCGTCTAAAGCTCACTTATTGCTAATGGGACAAAAGACTCTAGGCCGCTTATCATACATTGATGAACTGCTTGCTTCTGTAGCCACAGGCTTATGCCCTGACGAAATTAAAGCTGCACCCTTACAATGGGGTAAAGATAACGAAGATGATGCAAGGGATGCATACAGCGCCACAACGTTTGAAACTGTCACCGATCAAGGATTTATTTACATGGATGACAGTATGAGAGCAGGATGTTCACCAGACGGGTTGATTGAAGGCAAGCCAAAAGGTTTAGAATTAAAATGCCCTTGGTCATCCTCCGTATTTATGGGCTTTGCTGGCCGCGGTTATATTAAAAAAGAAGAGGTGGCACAAGTTCAATTTTCTTTAATGATTACCGGATTTGATGCGTGGGGATTTGCAAAATATGACCCTCGAGTTGTCAATTGCAAAAAGCTTTCATTAATTGAAGTTGAACGTGATGAAAAAATAATTTCAAACCTTAGAGACGGTTTAGAAATGCTTATCGAAGATATGGACTTTGCCCTAGAACGTTTAGGCATGGGATTTGGTCAACAATGGCAAAAAAAGGTTAAGGGTTAATTATGAATAATGAATTAGTAGAAATACCAAAAGAAAGTGCAATGACTGTGTTTACTCAGGATGGCGGTCTTGACTCGTATGTTAAGCAGATAGCTGATGAGGTAGCTAGTTTTGATCATAACATGAAAACATCGGCTAGCAGAGGGCGTACTATTTCTCTAGCTTCTAAAGTGGCAAAAATAAAAGTCATTTATGACAATTGTGGAAAGGATTTGGTTTCTGGGTGGAAAGAAAGTGCAAAAAAAGTTGACGCGTCACGTAAGAAGATGCGCGATCAATTAGATGAGTTAAGGGTGCTGGCTCGTAAGCCGGTTACAGATTGGGAACAAGAGCAGGCAGAAATTGAACAGGAAAGGCTGGACAAGGTTGCCGCTGACAAATTGGAGGCTGACAAATTAAATGATCATGAAGTAGCCGTTTTACTTGATGAAAAGTTTAATCGTGATTTAGCTGATGCAAAGTTAAAAGCTGAAGCTGAACAAAAAGCAGAGGATCACCGATTGGAAGATGTTCGCATTGCAAACAATGTGCGGATAGCTAACGAGGCAAAGCAAGAAGCTGAAGCACTGGCAAAGAAAACTATTGATGACGCTAACACGGCAAGGGAGAAGGCAATTAATGACAAAGCAAAGGCTGACAAAGATTTGCTAGAGTCAGAGGCTAGAACAAAGCTTCTTAAAGAGCAGGCTGAACAACAACGGTTAAACAATGAATGGCTTGCATACATTGCAGAAGCGTATGAAATTAATTCAAAGCATGATCAAGATAAACGCTATAAGCTACTTGCTGAGCAAGCTGAAACAAGACGTCTTGAAGATGTTGAATCTTCTAGGCTTGCAGAAATAAAAAGACAATCTGCTGAAGTTGCAAAACTGCAAGCCCACAAAGAAAAGATAGAATCAGATAATAAACACGTCGGTGCTGTAAGAGGTGAGATTAAACGCTTAATCATGGCAGAGTGTGGACTTGATGAAACAATGGCACGTAAAGTTGTGCGGTCACTACTTAAAACAGAACGAATCACTATTAACTATTAAGGAATAACGCAATGAATGAAGACTTAATGAAAAAAGCAAATAATATGTTTTATTATTTAACCAAAACAGCAGCAAGGGATTCTTTTACTGACTTTCTTGAGGAGGTAGGGCTTACATCAGATGAGTGGCAAGAAATAAAATCAGAAATTACCAGCAAGACTGGGATTGAATTTAAATATCTATAACTATTAAGGAATAACCATGGCTTCAAAAGGCGTAAACAAATGTATTTTAGTGGGCAACTTAGGCAAAGACCCTGAAGTAAGATACACACAAGATGGAAAAGCAGTTGCTAGCTTAACACTGGCTACATCAGAAAGCTGGAAGGATCAAAGCGGTCAAGTGCAGGAAAAAACTGAATGGCATCGGATTAGTATATTCGGCAAGTTGGCAGAAATAGCGGGGGAGTATTTACGCAAAGGCAGCCAGATTTATATTGAAGGTAAACTTCAAACTCGTAAATGGACAAATAAAGAAGGGCAAGACCAATACACCACTGAGATTGTGTTAGACCCTTTTAACGGTGTGATGCAAATGTTAGGTAGTAAAGGTGGCGGTCAATCCGAGGGTGGTTTCCAAGGTCAACAGCAGCAGGCACAACAGCGACCACAAGGCCAATCAAACAGCCAAGGCTATCAGTCAAACGGGCAGCAATACGGGCAGCAGCAACCACAACAGCAAAACCAGCAAAGGCCGCAACAAGCGCAACAGAATCAAGCGCCTATGGAAGAGCCTAATTTTGATTTTGACTCAGACATCCCGTTTTGAGTTTTCGCAGAGCAGCAAGAACCGATGACAATCAACCTGAGGTGGTGGCATGTTTCCGCCGCCTTGGGTGGTACGTGCTTATTATTAGCCAACTAAAGAACTGCTGTGACATCATGGTATCAAAATCAGGTGAAACTATAGCTATTGAGATTAAGGACGGTAGCAAGCCACCTAGCGCACGTAAGTTATCAGAAGGTGAGCAGAAATTTAAAGACAATTGGCTGGGTAGGTGGGAGTTGGTCGAATCTGTTGATGATGTAATTAAATTAAATGGTGAATTATGAAACATGATGAAGTAAACAATCCAAAACACTATGATTTGTTTCCTGGTGAGCAGAGCATCGATCTAATTGAAAATTGCTTAACGCCGGAAGAATTCAAAGGTTTTCTGAAAGGTAACTGTTTAAAATATCGCATTAGGGCAGGTAACAAAGGCGATTTAAAGCAAGACATTGACAAGGCTGATTGGTATCAATCTAGAGTGTGGGCAGCGCATGGCGGCGATCACCGCGAAGAACATAATTAAATAAACTTAATGCTTTACACTCTAATTAAACGGGTGTAAGGTTAACTTAAGTTAATCAATTGCAGAGGTTTTTATGCAGAATATAGCAGATAACATGCCAGTAGGCACAAACACAGAATGTCATGAAGATGCGCCAAACATAGCTGAAATGGTTGATGATATTTTAGTTGATGGGTTTTGTGAGAAATCAGGCTTAACGCTTGACGAGGTGCTAGACACTGCTGAAACAGATGTTGTTCAATACGTAGCAATACTCAAAAACTTAATAATTCATCAGGGCTATACTGCCAAAAAACTTGCGGTCAAATACGTGAAGCAGCTAGCTCATAAAAAACTAGAAGAGCTTTATAAATGATTGAATATAAACCATTACTACAAGAAGCGCTTGCACTAGCAAAATCAAATGGCATTAAGAAAAAAGATATCGTTCTTAAATCTGGGGTTAGCAATGCAACTATCACTAGCTGGCTTAATGACAAGCAAGGGCCAACAATACTCAAGCTAGGCAATGTCATAAACGCCTGCGGCAAAAAACTAAGGCTGACAATGATATGATTAAAAATACAATGTGCAGATTAGCAGGTTTGACACAAGAGCAGATTGATAGCCTTGTTGATGCTATGCCTGAAGGTGGTTGCTTCGACTTTCTTAAGGTGGAGGGTTTTATAGGGTTCGAATCCATTGGAGTTGCTGGCACTTGGCGTAACGGAAACACTTCAACAATCGTAACATACATAGAAATGATGCAACTAATAGGAGCAACAGACATGAATAAGAAAACAGCACAAGAGCAATTATCAGCAATGCAAGTGGAAATGGATAAGCTTAAAGCTATTATCGATACGCCAGAAGTGAAGGCAGGGAGGGTAATGGATGTTAATGATTTAGATAATTTTTTCTATGTGACGAATGAGCGTTGCCAGCCTACTCGGATTGGGGTGATGCACTATGACGCAAAGAAGTTACTTAACTTAGTAAGCATGGGCGTAATATTCCATGATGAACAGTCATGTAATGATTACATTGAGTACTTGAAGCTTGAACAAGAGTTAAGGATTGCTCAAGTTGCTGATGGTGGGGCAGGTACGAACACTACAATCCTTACAAAGAGCGGACGCCTTCACAATGAACCTCGCTCTTGTTACCACGAAAAGATATCTTTTAATACGCA